TTTCGGTCGAGTTGGTGACGTCGAAGAGGCGACGACCACGGGCGACGAAAGAGGGGACACCACGCTCACCACTGGTGGGACCACCGGAGAGGAACTTCACGGAAGTCCAGTCGGCGGGGAGGTTGTAGTGACCGTTGTTGTCGGCGACGACCTCAGTCTCCTCGGTGTTCCACCACCACCCTAGCGCGAGGATGGCACGTGCAGTGGCTTCGAGGGCTTGGACGGCGAGGTTAACGTCGAGGCGATTAACGTCGTTCAGGTTGTTGACGGGGCGATCCCCGAGGTCAGCCAACATGAGGTTGACTGCGTCCAGTTTGGACATCGGTGCATTGGCGGACATTGGGGCTCCTTGGGGGATAGCAAAAGAAGGGGGGCCACCACTATGGCGACCCCCCTCGATTCTTACTTACGCGGTGGCAAGTTCAACCGCTGCTTCGGGTCGGAGGTATCCGTAACCGCGAGCCTGCTTGGCGATGAAGAGCCAGCCCTGTCGGTTCATTTGATACTCGGACTCGAACATGATGCCCATGAGGGACACGCAACCAGCTGCGGTCGAGTGCGCCGCAACCGCGACGGAGTTCCCGAAGTTGATTCGGGTCTCAAGGGGGAGGTCCGTGTTGGCCGACTCATTGGCGTCAGGCATGTTCGTGGTCTTGATGACCGTGAAGTCCGACGCGTTGCGAAGGACTGCCGTGGCGCGCGAGCCGTTGCTGCCATCATTGAAGTCACGGTCGATGAACTCACCGTCCTGAAGGAGCAGGTAGTACTGCGCCGGGGAGAGCCACAACGAGCGATCCGAGTTCGGAACGCTGTGATCGTCGAGGTGCTCAGCCGCGTCGTAGATACCACCCTTGAGGACGTCAACGTCCGTGTTCATGTTCGCTACTGCGACTCGTTGACCGGCATCGCCGCCACCGAAGTTGGCAACTGCGTGGGACGCGGAGATGAGGGACATGAGAGCGCGCTTGTCGTTCTCTTCAGCGAGGGCCTGTCCCTGCTGCGTGGCGTACGGTCGTCGTACGTCGAAGTGGCTCTTGGCCTCATCGAGGATGTCGATGAATACCGGCGACATGAGGATGTCCTCAACCGCGATCACTCGTTCGTTCGAGTGGATCTTGAGAGCCTGCTCGGCGACTTCCGTGCCGCGCGCGTGGGTCAGCGTCGTGGTTCGACCGATGACCGGGAACTGTGCGCTCTTGCCCGACGTAATCGTGCGGGTCATGATGCGACCTTCGGTGGTCGTCGCCTTGTTGAACGCTTCGAGAATCATTCCCGAGTAAACTTTGAGGGCGAGTTCGTCAAACGGCGCGCCCCCATTGTTTACGTCGAGCATTCCTGATACTTCTGCATTAGCCATGAATCTGGTTTCCTTTCGCTACTATGAGCGAGTCATACCGGCACGAATGCGTTGCTCGACACTAGCACGGAACGCGGGATCGCGATCAAATCGTGGGTCGGCAGTGAGTTCTGCAATCTGCTCGGTGGAGGTTACGGGTGATACCCCGGCGCTAACATTAGCGGAGGGTGCCACTCGCTGCGGTGAGTGTTCTGTTTCGCCCTGTCCAGTTGCCAGCGCGTACTGCGCGTGCAGGCCAGTGATGGCCATCTGAACTAGTGCGGGGTTCTGGATCGCTTCGTTGTACGCGACACGAGTCCCTTCGTCCAAGTTGTTAGAGGCCCACTGGGTCATAGCGTTGTAGGACTCTTCGCCACCCGCATAGCCATACGCTGTCTGAGCGGCGGCTGCACCTGCGTGCTTCTGACCTTCCACGAACTGTTCGAGGATGGCTTCGGGGTTAGCGAACTTAGTACCCAGTGCGTCGATCAGAGCTTGACGCGTCTCATCACTCGGACCATCAGCGGAGTTGAACTCCTCACTGAGGGTAGCGATGTCGATGAGGTCTGGGGTGTCGTCTGCTTCAGGGGTCTCGGGGGTCTCCTCTGTGGGGACCTCCTCCTCCTCCTCTGTCGCTTCGACTTCGGGCTCGGGCGCTTCGGTCTCTTCTTCTGTTGCGGCCTGTGCGGCTGCAACATCCTCTTCAGTGATCTGATGACCAGTGAGAGGCGAGGACTCAGTCGACTCCGCAACGGGGGTCTCTTCGACGGCTTCGGTCGGCTCCGGGATTGCGGCGGCCATAATTACTTGATCTCCACATTACTCGGGATTGCGACGTTACCACTGTTGGTCGTGTACTGGGTCTGCAACTCTTCGTCCTGACAGTGGACGTGCTTCTCCAGGATTACGGTCTTCGGTGGTTGGCCATTCTTACCTGCAATGACCTTCGTCACTTCGAGGACGTCGATGACTGAGTTCTTCGTGGGACTGTAGTACGAACGAATCACAGGCCAAGCACGACCCTTCGATGAGCCCGCACGTCGGGGGCGAGAGTCTACGCTCTCAGTGGTTGTAGGATTATCGGACATAGTGGGGGCTCCTGAGTCTGTTGATGTGGTTGCGTTCGTAGTCTTCTTAGCGGCCATTATAGTTTACTCGTCGCATTCTCTCCTGCGGCTCTTGTTTATCCTACTCTAAGCTTATGTCTGCTGAGCGGCTTGCATCGTAGCGGCGACCTGTTCAGGGTCAGCACTGCCGATTGCGTTACCAGCACCACGCGCCATCTCTTCACCCTGCACCTTAGCGGCGTAGGCTTCCTGAGCGGCTTGGCGCTTCTCTGCTACCTCGTCCTTGGTATGGAGCAGACCCGTCGGGTCGACACCTGTACCACTGGCTACTCGGTTCGCGATGGAGTCTTCCTTCACGTACTCGGCCACGCCGGGGACGATCTGAGCTGCTTCTCCGACCATTCCGAGGAAGGATCGAAGGCTGGTCAACTCGTGTCCACGGCCAATGGCTGCGAGGCCTGTGACGATTGTGATCTTGACGCTACCTTCCGGCAGCTTAGGCAGCCCGTCGGGTCCCTTCGAGAGCGCGTGCTCAAGCAGGTAGGCGATGGGCAGCTGAATGTCTTGGGACATCTGCGAGAAGATCCCGCCGAGGGCGTCGTCCAACTCCTGCGACATGGCACGAATCTCTTCGGCTGTGACTCGCTCTTGGTTTCGTTGAAACGAAGCGTTGAGGAGGAAGTCAGCTGAGAGACTGCGCTTGATGTCGGCGAGGAACTGGAACACGATGCTCATGTCACCGCCCTTATCGAGGCGGATGGCATTCACGTCGTTGGCTCCGGCGCTGAGGGCCTGACCATTCACGGCCTTGTCGAAGGCTTTAGGCTTCAAGGGGCTGTTGGGGTCGATGGCCCAGAGGACCTTCGCTGCGTTGGCGCTGGCAAAGGTCATGTCCTTCGAGATGTTCTCGTACGTGGTAAGGTCACCACGGTATTCTTCAACGAGTCCACGTCCGTAGTCTTCGCCGTCCAACGCTGTGTAGCGGAGGACGAGCCACGGGAGGTTCTTCGGCGTGTGGCTAGTCATCGTGTTCGAGACCATGACGCCGTCGACTTCCTGCCAGCTCTCGTACTTGCGAGCGCTGACTCGGTTGACTCGGGTGTAGAGGAACACCACGTTCTTGTCGCGGTGTTCGGTCGACCCGTTCTGCTCCGGGACAGACTTGAGGGCGTCGAGGACTCGCTCGTCTTCGATGGTCCTGCGGTCTAGCTTCTCCACGTACACGAGGTCGAGGAGGTTGCCGCGTCCGTCCCGCTTGCACACGTAGTGCGTCAACGGGAAGAGCTGCCACTGGCCATCCTTGGGGTCACGGTGGACCATGACGTTGCCCGAGATGAGCAGGTGCCGGACGATCTGGTACGTCTTGGTACGCAGGTTCGAGGCATCAATCTCATCCTGGAATCGAGCTTCGCGCTGGGCGAGGACCGACTCCACTTCGGAGACGTCAATACCTGCGCCCTCCAGCTCCTCACGAGTGGACGATGTGACGTCATACTTGAGGAAGGGGATCGCAGGGGGGAACAAGGCGAGCGTGATCGTCGACGCGAGGTTGTTGACACCTCGGGCTCCAAGGGACTGGAAGGGCTTCGCTAGTACCTCAGGCGTATCCGTCGCCATCACGTCGTCTGTGTTGGGGCGGATGGAGGGGATCGTAACCTTGGCGGATCGGAACGCTTCCTCGACGAAGGTGTCACGCTCTGGCATCAGGGCCTTGTATGTGTCCATTGCGTTGGGGCTGTCGTTCAGATCCATCTAAGGACTCCTAGCTGGGTATGGCTAATCCACGGCTCGGACCACCCGTCTGGGTGCCCGGACTGGGGATGTTCAAGCCTGTGTTGGTGACCTGCTCTCGTCCACGCCTCTGACGCTGACGGGTGTCCGAAGGGGAATCCTCGTCGATGAGGGTCAGGGTAGGTGCGATGACTTCAGGAGCTGCCGGTGCTTTCCCCTTGGGGGCTGCGGCACACATCTTACGACTCGCTCTTGGTGGCGGCCTTGGCTGCTGCTGCCTTACGTGCGGCGGCTTCGGCAGCCTTGCGCTTCTGGTCGAGGACAGGGGACTTGCCCGCACCGATGGGGTTCTGACGGATGGGACGCTTCTGGTCGACGAAGAGGTGGGTTTTCGCAACCTGAGCGCGGATAGCTTCTTTGCGGGCTCGTGCGCCCTTCTCGGCGGATGCGCGCAGCTGAGCGAGCATCACGGATTCTTCGTTGGACGGCATTGGTAGCCTTTCGATTTAAGTATTAAAGGGGGACTCGGGGGTCCTAGGGGTCACACCATAAGAAAAAAACAGCAGGGAAGGACGACGGACAACGGCGTCTGCTCCTTCCCTGCTGCTCGGTAACCCACCCCCCACCCCACCCCAGAGGACGCCTATAGTCGCCAACTGGGGGGACGGGGAGAGGTTGTTGTGGTGGGTTACACTACACTATCAGCACAACCGGCATCGACCACAGCCTGACCCCCGAGGAGCCAGTACTCAGCCTGCCGCTCGGTCTTACGCTTCCACCGC